TTAGTGCGCGACGTGATGCAATCCGACAGTTAGTCGCATTGCTCAAGTCTCTAACTAAAAGCAGAGGTATAGTTTTTGCAACTCAGTACCTGAAAGGGTGCCGAGGGGCAGTAACAAAATACATCTGTGATGAACCGCTTAAAAGTCAAGGACGTATCTCACTTAAAGATGGTTTCCCAACAAGACTATCTTCCTTACGGATTTTAGTCGATGCCGGGTTGCCTCAATATTTAAGATTCGTTATGACTCTTCTTCAAGTATCCAGAGCACTGAGACCTCTTGTTACGGAGATCGATTACAGTACGATCACTGATCCAGAAATTGAGAATGTGTTAAGAATCCCTAAGAATTTTATAAATTTATTTATAAGACACTTTGGATTAATTGCATATTCACATAATCTAACTTATGAATCCTTCTTTCTAAATTAGAAAGCAGGACCAGTAGGTTAGGCTATATTAACTTCTTGGACAAGTTTTTGGACCGGTAATCCGACTTGGTAGTCAGGACTAATCGGGACCAGATCGGTTCTTTGGTTACAATCACTTTCTAGAGAAAGCGGAGGAAGAGCGAACGAAGTTAATTGGATTTCCAAAAGATTTCCAGCTAACACTCGTCGTTTATCCTTCGTTGAAGAAACTGAGGGTAAAACTAGAGTTGTTGCAATCTTTGATTACATAACTCAAGTTTCACTTGATGCAATCTCTAAAGATATTTTCGCATGTCTGCGAAGTATCCCTATGGATCGTACCTTTACTCAGAATCCCATTCTAGAGAAAGATGGTGATAACCACTTCTACTCTATAGACTTAAAGGCATTCACAGATCGTTTTCCTATGAGTGCACAATATGACCTACTATGTGAATAGATAAGTCCTATTATTGCACATGCATGGAGAAAAATACTTGTTGAATAGCCTTTCTAGACTCCATCGGGTCAATCAGTCTTTTATAAGGCTGGCCAACCAATGGGGGCTAGAAGCTCATGGGCAGTCTGTTCGTTAACGCACCATTTAGTAGTTCAGTATTCTGCATTCTTGATTGGGAAATTTCCCTTTCATGGATACATTCTACTGGGTGACGACATTGTCATAAACAATGATGATGTAGCCATTTCCTACCAAACG